GGGCGCCTGAAATGTTCGTCGGCTCGGGCGGCAAACAGTACCTCATGCCGACCACCGGCGGCCAGGTGATCCCGGCCGACGAGGTGGGCGGCGGTGGGGTGACGCTCAAGGTGGAAGTCATCAACCAGCACTCGGGCGCCACCGTGAACGCCACGATGGGCGCCGACGGGCGGACCGCGCGCATCGTCATCACCGAGATATCCAGCCAGATCCGCGAGAACAGCGGCGAGGTCTGGAGCGCTCTTACCAGCAGCAGCAACGTCCGAGGGAGGTTCTAGCCGTGCCCATCGCATACCCCGTCGGCCTGCCGACCGTGCTGGCCACCAAGCGCACCAGCAAGAGCGCCGCCTTCGGCATGGCCAGCCCGCGCCGCGGCACGCCCTACGTCGAGCCCACGGGCACCGACACGCCGACGGTCTTCGCGGTCGAGTGGCTGCTTAGCGAGGCCGACGCCGCGGTGCTCATCAACTGGGTCGAGGTAACGCTCGAGCGCGGCACCCTGGAGTTCACCATCCCGCTGCGCACCGAGACAGGCCTGCGCGAGATCACCGGCAACTTCCTGCCCGAAGGCCTGCTCGACCGGCAGCGCGACGGCCCGCTGTGGCGCTACAGCGCGAGCATCGTCTCGCGCACGGGCACCGGCGCGCTGATCGTGCCGGCACCGCCCCCGCCCCCACCGCCGCCACCGCCATCGGCCTCGGGCTTCTTCGTCAGCCCGTACCTCGGCGAGGTCGTGTTCACGGCCGGCGAGGGCGGCGCGAACGTCACGACCGAGCTGCTGGCCGCCGTTGCCGAGGCCAACGCGCGGGGCTTCTTCCTGAACCTGCCGCCCTGGACCGTGCGCTTCCAGACCGCCTTCAAGACGAACAAGATCAAGGGCGTGCGCGGCCGGTCGAAGCTCGAGCCGATCACCCCCTTCGACTACTCGCCGACCTTCGCCAGCGAGTTCATCATCACGAACCAGAACGTCACGCAGGGCTTCGACGCTGCGACCGCCGACGACGTGGTGTTCCGCGACTTCGAGCTCAACCTCACGCCCACGGTCAGCAACGCCATGATCGGCATGCTGGGCATCAAGCGCGGCCTGTTCACCGGCCTGCGCCTCGTGGCAAACCGCAACGTCGTCGCCAGCAAGGCCGTCCCGGTCGGCAGCCTGCTCGACCTCTACTGCACGAACCGCAACGTCGAGGTCTACGACAACGACTTCGAGAACGTCACCGGCGCCTACGGCAACCTCGGGCGCATCGGCCCCGACGGCGGCGCCTGCATGTGGGTGCGCAACCTGCGAGGCGGCACGGTCGGCCAGGCCGAGGCCTTTGCCAGCGAGAACATCACGGTGCACCACAACCGGATGCGCCACATGACCAGCGACGAGGTGATCGCGGTCTTCGGCGTGCGCGGCATCGTGCGCAAGGTCCAGATCCACAACAACGTCATCAAGGGCCTGCCGAGCATCGATGGCGTGCACCACGCCACCTTCGTGAGCGTGTTCCCGCTGAACGACGGCAGCGCGATCGGCGCAACGGCCGCCACCTACGACTGCGACTACTTCGACAACGACATCGAGGACGCCGCGGCCATGTACGACGTGCTGCGCATCGGCAACAGCGCCGACGCCTCGAACCTGAACTACAACAACCGCAGCCGGGGCAACCGCATTCGCTGGATTCGCAGCGACGACCCCGTCACTGGGCCCAAGGCTGTGTGGGTGGCCGAGGGCTCTGTCGGCGTCGACCCCGACGTGGCATCGGCCATCGTGCGCTGCGTCGAGGGCACCTTCGGCGCGGCCTACTTCAGCGACAGCAGCGGCAACACCAGCACCGATGACGTGGCCATCTGCCAGGGCGGCGGCGCCACCAGCGCGGCGGGCTTCAGCGGCTTCCAGAAACTGGTGAACCCCACGGCCTACGGCGACATCTTCAACGTGGCCTTCAACTGCCGCATGGTCGAGGGCGGCACGCTCGAGGGCTTCGCGCGCATCTTCTACAACTGCCAGAAGGTCAACGGCACCCGCTACCGGAAGAACGGCGCGGGTGGCGTGGTGTGCGAGATCGACAGCGGCTCGGTCGGCGTGTTCACGATGACGAACACCGAGGGCGAGACCTTCGGCGGCTTCATGAAGGTGGCCGGCAGCGTTCCGAGCGGCTCGATCGTGAACGCCTTCGCCAACGTGTGCGCCATGAGCGGCGGCGCGAGCTACTTCGCGCTTGAGAACCAGAGCACCGCCGGCGGCCTGCTGATCGCGCGCAACAACACCACGCGCGGCACGATCGGCGGCATCACGACGGGCTCGGGAACGATCACGCGCGCCGGCAACTACTGGAGCGGCACGACCGACTGACCATGCCGATCACCGAGCGCGCCTTCTGGGCCACGAAGCCGGTCGAGGCCCGCTTCGAGACCATCGTATTCAGCCACGCGGAGTTCAGCGCGCCGGTGCGCCTGGTGCGCAACGAGTTCGCGGCGGTCACGCTGGGCGGGCAGAGCTACACGCCGGTCGCCATGGAGATTCGGCCGCCGGTGCCGGCCCCGGGCGAGCAGCCGAAGCTGGTCGTCAGCTTTGCGCGCCAGCAGGTCGGCCGCACCTTCAAGACGCAGCTGCGCCTGATCCGCGCCGCGGCCTCGCGCGTGCCGGTGACGGTGACCTATGCCGCGTGGCTGCAGGACACCGACGCGCCGAAGCGGTCGTGGACGCTGTACGCCGACGACAAGGGCGGCGTCAGCTTCAACGGCAGCACGGTGCAGGTCACGGCCACGCTCGACAGGCTGCGCCGCACGGCCCGCGCGCCGGTGTACCTGCCCGAGGTGTTCACGGGATTGGAGCTTGTCTGATGACCCCCGCCGCGTTCGTCGAGCGCTGCATGGGCATCGACGGCCCGCGCTACGTGCGCTGGCGGTCGGACTGGCAGGCGGCAGATTGTTTCGGCCTGATCGTCCTCTACTGGCGTGAGGTCGTCGGTGTCGAGCTGGTGCCCGAGCCGGCCACATGCAGCGGCATGGCCGACGGCTTCGCGGCTCTGGCGCCGGCCTGGCGCGAGTGCGGCCCGCTGCCCGGCGCCTGCGGCTTCATGGCCTGGGATGTCGGCCTGCCGCGGCACTGCGGCGTGCTGCTGCCCGGCGGCGACCTGCTGCACACCGAGGCGCCCGGCCTCGGCAGCGCTGGCGGCCCGCGCATCACGCGGCTGGCGGCGATGGCCAGGCTGTACCCCGACCTGCGCTTCTACGAACCCACCGCGAAAGCCGTCGCCCCATGACCGCCACGCTCATCGTCCTGCGCGACCCGGCCGGCATGCTCGGCCGCGAGGCTCACCAGCTGAACGGCACCGAGCCGCTGCAGCACCAGATCGAACGCCTGATGCCCGGCGGCGGCGCCGAGTGCGAGGTGCTCATCAACTGCGAGCGCATCGACCCGCTCACCGACGAGCGCCTGGACGCGCCCCCGCAGTGCGGCGACACGGTCGTCGTCGTGCACCGGCCCGCCGGCCCGGTCCCGGCCTGGGTGCTGATCGCCGGCGCGCTGCTGGCCGTGGCGTCCTTCGCGCTGATCCCGAAGCTGCCCGAGACGCCCACGGCCACCGACAGCCCGAACAACCGGCTGACCGGGCAGACGAACGTGGCGCGCGCCTACCAAGGGATCCCCGACGTGTACGGGCGGCGCCTGGTGTTCCCTGACCTGATCCAGCCGAGCTACGAGGAGTACATCGACGGCGAGAAGGTCGTCACCGAGCTGATGTGCATCAGCCGCGGCGAGGGCCGGGTGACGGAGGTCAAGTCGGGCGACACGCCCCTGTCGGACATCGTCGGCGCAAGCTATCAGGTCTGGGCGCCGGACTTCGTCGGCCCGCCTGCGCCTGGCGTGCCGGGCAGTTACCCCGAGGCGCTGCAGACGGTCGTCGGCCCGGTCTACGAGACCTCGCGGTCTCCGAACGTCAACGGCCAGGAACTCACGCTGGCCACGAGCGCCGATGCACTTATCACCCCGGCGACGCTGTTCTTCAACAACACCTCGCAGTTCACGCTGACTTTCACCGACGGCGCGCAGTGGGCCACGCTGAAAGGCCTGGCGCCTTCCGGCTCGTGCCGGGTCACGTTCTCATGGGTCCACCCCGGGCCCGGCGTCGACTACGGCGACACGCACGACCTGACCAGCACGGTCGTCTCGTTCGTCGTGACCGGCAGCGACGTGACCTTCACCTTCCTGACGACGGGCTACGTCTTCGGCGGCGGCGAGCCAGGGGGCCACACGACCACCGTCACGGCCACGATCTACGCGGCGGCCACCAGCTCCAACGATGTCGGCCCGTTCACGCTGAGCGCCGACGCGGATCGGCTGTGGTGGAACGTGGTCTTTCTGCGCGGCCTGGTCGGCTCTGTGCAGGTGCAGGCTTCGTGGGTGCAGGTCGACAGCAACGACGTGCCGATCGGCGGCACATCGGGCACGACGACGACGACCTACACCGGCAACAGCCTGGACACGCACGCCTTCACGACGAAGGTCACGCCGTCCGCCGGTCTCGGCCGCTACCGCATCACCTTCCGGCGGCTGACCGCCGACCTGGGCAACGGCGCCGACGTGGCGAAGCTCGAGACGCTGTACGGCGTGCGCTACTTCGCCACCAAGAGCTTCCCGGGCGTGACGATCATCCGCGTGACCACGAAGGCCACGCCGTCGGCGACCAGCGTGCGCGAACGAAAGTTCAACTGTGTGTTCGAGCGAGCCGTGCGCGGGCTGGCCACCGACGTGCTGGGCTACAGCCGGAACTTCGCCCGCGCCATGGCCCACCTCTGGACGATCAGCGGCCAGCCGATCAGCGAGCTCGACACCGCGGCGCTGGCGGCGATCAACACGTCGCTGGGCGAGACGAACGCGCTGCTGCGCTTCGACGGCAGCCTCGACGACGCCACGGTCAGCCTCGAGGAGCGCATGCAGCTCATGGCGAACCACGCCCGCTGCCTGTTCTGGCGCGACGGCACGAAGTGGACGGTCACGCGCGACCAGGCGCGCACGACGCCCGAGCTGCAGCTCGACTACCGCAACCTCGCCGGCGGCGCTGACAGCGTCGTGAGCGAGAGCTTCCACCTCCCCGGCAGCTTCGACGGCGTCGAGGTCGAGTATGTGGACGAGGCCAGCGGGTCGAAGAAGGCCTACGTGCGCATCAACATCAGCGGC